CCGTCAGCGTGAAGTGACCGGTGGTCGTACTGGCCCCGTTGTCGAACGAGACATGCAGCGTCTCACTCGCAGCGTTGTAGTACGCACCGAATTGCCCGGCCCCGGCCAGAGAGTCCCCAACATTGAACGGCCACGCCCATATTCCGGTGTTAGGAAGGTCGAGTACCACCCACTCCGCGAGCAGCGTGCCTTCCTGCGGCGTCGTGAGCTTCAGCGGGACCGTGAGGCTGTCCGCCGTCGTGGCCTCGCCCGCGGCCAGCACCGACTCCGGGGGGACCGCCTGCTCAACCAGCGTGGGCCGCCACACGTAGATGGTCTCGGTTCCAGCGGCGTCGAAGGTCTCGACGCCATTCGACGCACACAGAATCACCAGCACGCTTGAGCTGGCGACGGTCTGAGATGACCCCCCGAGAGAAAAGACCACCCAGCCATCCGACCGTAGTCTGATCTTGCAGAACGCTCCGGTCGTTCCCCCACTCGCCAGCACGGCACCCGTGCTGAGGTTGACGGCGGCATAGTTAACGTGTAGGTCAGTGGCGTTCCACCACTGGAACCGCGCGTACTGGTGCGTCCCCGGCTTAATCCATACCGTACCTGCCGTGGCCCCGATGGCTGAATTTGGGCTATTGGCGATCCGGTGAATCGCATTTCCAGCATCCGCCGTCACCTCCGCGGCACCTGTACCGCCGGATGGATCTGCGACGGCCACGTCCGTAATCGCGCAATCGTTCTCGGTCCAGTCCGCCAGGGCGGCGGTTATCCTGTTCCTGTAGGCCCGCTCGCACAGCGTCACCACGTAATCGCTGCTGTCGTTGGCCGCGATCTGGTGCTTGTTCCTCAGCTCCCCGCTCGCCACCGCCCGGACCACGCCGTCCGGGTAGATCTGCGTGCCCGTGTCAGCCCGAACGAACGCGGGCCGCACCACCGTCGTCATCTCGGCGTCGCCATACGTCCGGTCGTTCGGCGTGTTGTCGAATGTCCACCAGTGGTCCGGGGGACGGACGCTGGCCGACGCCATGCCGTCGCGCTCTTGGTAGACGGTCAGGTCGTCGAGATCGGAAGGGTCAAGCGCGTCGTTGACCCACAGGCGCCAGTCGTCGAGCAGTCCGTGGGTCCACCACTTAACACCAAACCCGTTATCAATGGCACCTATATAGGTGGTCACAGCCGCGCCGAAAGACGCGAGCACGGCGGGGATCGTTTCCGTGTACTCAAGGGTTTCCGTGGTGGGCGTTGGGTCGGTGCCGGTCTCCGGATCATACACAGCTATGCCGACCTTCAGCCTGTCGGAGTTTGACGCGCCCGCGCCATCATACCCGACCCACCAGACGAACTTGTCCCCAATCGCTAGGGTCGTGCTACCCGTCCCGGCTGTGATGGTCGTTCCGTCGCCGCTTAGGCCAACGTAGAACTTTCCAGCCGCACTGATCCGCACCACCCACTGGCGCCTATCCCCAGTCGCATCCCACAGGCCGCCGAGCGTCTGGTCGAGGGCCGGGACCGTCGCTACGCCCCACATCGAGAAGGCGGTCGCGCCATCGAGGCCGGTGTAGTTCCCGAGACTGACGTGCGCGTTCGTCGGGAAGTGGTACTGCCCCCGCTTGAGAAACCGCTCCATCCTCCCGAGGTGGTGGCGGCCGTCGTCCACGTAGGCGGGCGTGCCGGTCCATACCGCCGTCAGGCCAGCGATGGCCTCCACGCCGTCCCCATCGAACGGCCACCAGTAGGACAGCCCCAGCGGGCTCGGCTCATTGATGAGATCCGCATCGGCCTCGGCTGCCGTGAGTGCCTTACCGTTCCATACGCGCACGTCGTCTAGCTTGCCGTTGAAGTCGTCGCCGCCCTGATAGGCGAACGAGTACCCAAGGGCCGAGTCGCGTAGGGCTACGGGGATGGTGCCGGTGACTGCGGGCGCAACGGTAGTGATGGCCCCATCCCGGCCCGTCACGGGATCATAAGTGGCATAGTGCAGCGCCAGCGTCCCCGCATTGTACGTGACGACGCCCTTGTACCGCATCCCGGCGGCCTGCGCCACCGCGAACGTGCCGTAGTTGGCCGCATCATTGCCCGCGTCGGCGATGTAGACCCGGATCGAGGCCGCTGCTATGCGCGAAATGAGAAACTGGTTGTCCGCCGTGTCCCAGCGCGAGAACAGCGCGGGCGACAGCGCCACCTCATCAGAATCCCAGGCGATTCCCCACGACGCTTCCGTGAGCCCGTCCGCGCCCGCTCCGGGACCAGCCGTGGTCAGGTAGTTGCCCGTGGAGAGGTCCACCCGCCCCGTCGCCGTACCGGCCAGCATGTCCGTCGCGCCGCTGTACGTATCTGACTGGATCAAGCTGCCGTCCGCGTTGGCGCCGACATGCCGAACGAGGTTCTTGCCGTGCCGCGCCAGCCAGCCGTCGTCACCGGCCAGCGCCATCCCGTCCCCGGCGTTGAAGCGGTCGAAGATCGGGCCGCACACGGTCGCGTCGGCGCCACCGTTGTCCGTGATGAGCAGGTTGACCGCGCCTTCGAGGTGGACCGAGGACCCGTACTGCGCGCCGACCTGCAACGAGTAGCCGCCAGCCGTCAGCGGGTCTGGGATCACCTCGTCGGATACCTCCAGCGTCCCGTCGTCGTCCGTATCGGCGTAAACCGACAGCCTGCCACCGCAGAACCGCACGCCAAAGAACACCGGGGTCCCAGCGACGAACGGCTTGACCAAGCCCACGCCGTAGGTATCGGTGACGTTGACCAGATAGGCGGCCAACTGCCCGCCCGCGTTTTTGAACAGCATTACCCGCGACGTGCCGCCCAGGTACAGATCCAGGAGGCAGTGCTGGTTGCCGTCGTCGTAGTCGAAGTCTGGGATGAACCACGCCGAGACGGTCCAGTTGTTCGGGTCGAAGCTCGCCGGCACCGCGTAGCGCAGGTTGCAGCCCACGTCGATCTGCACGCCGTACTCGTCCGCGAGGTTCGTCACCCCGGCGAGCGAGCGCGCGTCGAACAGGTCGCTTCCGTCGTGGATGTTCACCGCAGCCATGACGGTGAATGCGCCGGCGAGCGACACGGGTGCGTCGGCGATCTCCACGCGGTCGTCACCGCCGAAGTTCAACGCCGGCGGCCACGCGACCCATGTGGGATCGGCAGCGTCCACCCCGGCACCCGAACCCAGCACGCCATCCACCCCGAGCGCCCGACTCTCAGGCAAATACTGGTCGTCAACCGTCTCGCGCGGGATGTAGTGCCGCACGATCTGGGCGTCATAGGGCAGCGCGAGCTGCGTCTTCCGGTGCGGGTGCCAGGGTGAGTTCAGCGAGGTGAGCATCGTTACGCCTTGAACGTGATCGCGATGTCATCGAGTGTGTCGTCCGGTACGGCCGGAGCCGTGACGTCCAGATAGTCACCAGCCACCAGGGCCACCGCGCCGCCCGTAGTGGCGAATGTCCCGACTGTGGCGCCCAGCGCGACCGTGATTGTGCCGACGGGTGCGCCGTTTAGGTTGACGTCGAAGACGGTTTGCGCCGTTGCCGCAGTGAGCGCCTTGAGCTCAGAGCCCGCGAAATCGTCGGGCAGCGTAAGCGCGCGTACCGCAACGAACTTGAGTACCACCTCGCTGCCCATCGGCCTGCCGGGCACGAACCCGGTGATGTCGTAGGCCACGAGCGTCGCAGCGATCTCGGCCAGTAGATCCGTGAAGATCGAGTCAGGGAACTGGCGCAGGCCCGTATCGGCATTGATGCCGTTGTGGCCGCGTCCGTCCGAGCCGATGAAGTCCTCAGCCGTGTAGTCGTGGCCGTTCAATGTGACGCTCATGTTACCAGTCCTCGGTCAGGGCGAACGCCTGTTCGTTCCACAGGGCGTAAGGGGTGGTGAGTGGCGACAGCTCCCGGAGCGTGGCGGGAAATGAACGGCGGCTCAGGTGGTAGGTATCGTCTAGGTCATAGACGAAGTAGAACCGCGCGTCCGTACCATAGATGCGGATGAAATCGAACGGCTTGACCAGCGCCTCGTCTGGCGACATCGCCGGGTAGGAGAACGTCAGCGCGCGCCGTTGCGGGCGGACGAGGAAGTGCCGCGAGCCGCCGGGCATGTCGGTCGCGACCGTGCCTGTCGTCCAGCCGAGCGTAGCGCCCACCGCCATGTTCACCGTGCGCACGTCGCCGGGCGCCGTAAAGAACCCGCCGAACTCCACATAGCCGTCCGGGTTCGCCGTATCGTCCACCTCGACGCGCACGTAGCGGCCGAGCGTCGCGGCGGGCAGGATGACAATGAAGTCCTGACGGTAGCCGGCGAGCCGCATTTCCTCCGATAGCTTGCCATCCCAGAATCCGGGATCGCCAAACGACATAACCTCGAGTGGGTAGATTTGCGGGTACGCCGTGACCCAGCCCGTGTCGTAAGTCGTTGTCGCGAAATTGGATACGGTGGAGACGCGCATCCGAATCAGCCCGGCCAGCGAGATATTGTGTTTCAGCAGGGCCAGCACACGGATCGCGTAACCGCTACCCAGGTCGGCATCGAACTTCGTCGAGGCAACTGCGTCGTCTACGGCGCGCGCCACCATGTAGAGCGGCCGGAGCTTCAGGTTGTTGAGCGGCAACGTGGCCTCATAGGAGCCGGTCGAGAGCGTCGCGCCCTCAATCAGGTTCGGGTAGCAGAACATGCAATTGCTCATCTTGCACCTACCCCCAAAGCCCGAGCGTAAGAACCTCGTTCACTGCGTCCGGCTCGACCGTGATGCAACAGAACACCTTGCCGGCCGTGAGCCCGAACCGGCCGTGCGTCAACTCAACGAACGAGCCGAGATCGGTCTGAATACTGTCGGCGTCCAGGGCCACCACGAACTCGAAGCGGTCGCGGCGTACCTTGCGGAGCGCGAGCCGGCGCGTTGCCTCGGCCAGCGCGTCGGCCTGATAGGCCAGCAAGCTTTCGTCCACCTGCTCACGGGCCAGCAGATATGCCATCTTCACCGCTGCGTCTTCGTCCAATTCCTCCCGCCATGGCAGCGCTAGATCGGCCCGGCGCGCGTCCGATACCGAGGCGGCCACCTCGGCTTGCGGCGTGTAGTTCTTCGAGTACCGAACCACATATCGCCAGATCGGGACACCCCGACCCGGATCGGCCGTCGCGATGCGCTCCAGGTCCTTGACCAACTGCTCTTCGATGAAGCTTACGTCCGCCGCCTCGCCGGTCGGATCCCCAAGCACGGCCGTGCGGTAGATCCCGGTGCGGTCCACGCCCCACCATGCGCCTACGCTGCCCGTCATGAGCGACGCGACCGTCGCGCATGTCACGGGCTGGAGCCCGGACCAATAGCCGACCTCCGCATTGTTCGCCACGTCCAGCGCAGCGATGTCAGCCGCAGACCAATCGGCCACGGTCATGCCCGCAGCCTCCAGCGCCCATTTCCAGCCCTGTGCCGCCGTGCGATTGGCAGCGGCGGCGCCCTGCGTCACATCGGCGGTCACAAGCCCAAATGGAGTGGAGCCCAGGCGGACGTAACCGCCAGCCAGGTAGATCCCGATGCCCCCCGCGTCCGGCGCCCTGGCATCGTCTAGGAGGTCGGCCTCGGACACATAGATGCGACTCACCAGCATCGACACGTTGCTTTCCACGTTGGAGTTAATCACAACGCAACGCCCGCCGCCTACCGCGACGCCCCTGGCACTCCGCCCCCCGGTGTCAAAATCCGCCTTCAGAACCCACGTAATACCGTCTTCTGAGATGACAGTCCGACAGCTATTTCCGACCGCTATGAACCCGTAGGCCGTAGCGATGACATTGTTGAGGTTCGTGGCCACAGGCGACACCCGATCCGTCCACGCCACCCCGTCCGGCGACGTGCCAATCTTGCCCGACTCGCCCACGGCAGCGAACAGGCCCAACCTCGCGTTCCATGCCACGTCGCCAATCCACGTGGCACCGAAGGACGTACCGGCTTCCAGGTTCCAGTTAACCCCATCGGGCGAGGTATTGATCTCCCCTGCAGAACCCACCGCAACGAAGATCGCCTCATCCGGCGACCAGCAGATACCGTAGATCTCGCTTGTTGCCGTGAACGCAGACACCCGCGCGGTCCACGTGTCCATGTCCGTGGAGGTTTCAATGTGGGCGTCTTCGCCCGTCACCACCCACATGTCGAGGGTAGGACTATAAGCAGCGTCGAGAAGGCGGTGGTTGGCCGTGGCGGACGTGGACACCTTCTCAACCCAGACGATGCCGTCGGCGGAAACGAAAATCTTCCCCGTGCCGCCAGCCCCCGTGTTACCGACCGCCACGAACAGACCGGCGTCCTCCGACCACTCCAGCCCCTCCAGGGTCAACGTAGAAGCTGGGGCGGTGGCGCTATACATCCCCGGCACCTCGCGGTAGGTCCACACCTCCCCATCGGGGGATGTCGCGATGGAGCCGGTCAGTACACCGAACGCCACGAAGAGCTTGTGCCTTTCGGCCCACACTACGCCATTCATGGACATCGGACGGATAAGTGAATGCCTTACCCACGAAAAATTGGTGCCTGCCGAGAGCAACATCCCGCTGTCGTACACGCCATCTATCGAAGCCACCGCGCCATCGCTCACCTGATAGATGAGCTTCGAGGTGTTGACGCATGGCGGGCTGACGTTGCGCACCACACCGAACGCCAGCGGCTTCGGCTTGCCCTTGAGATCCTCCACGCCTTCAAGCCCGGCGGGTAGTACGTTGTCCCCGGCATACGGTGTCGGCTGGAGCGGCACCTCAAGCTCAAGCTGGCGATCGCAGAGCCGGAGCGTCACCGTTTTCAGTGAGAACTCCGCCTGCTCCATCGTGGTGCGCGTCAGCACCTCATATCCACCGGGGAACACGGTGCCTTCGGCATCGGCCATGTAGTCGGTGATCGCGCGGCCGTCGAACGCATAGTCGAGCAGGTAGTCGAGCGAGCCGTCAGAATTGTCGAGCACCAGATGGCCCACACCGACCTTCGATGCGCCCATCGTCGTTCCGGGCGCGAGGGCGTCGCGCCGCATGGTAGCGGGCTGGAGCATGCACTCGATGAACGGCGTGTGCGCCGGCGTATCGGCCGCCGTAGACGCGAAGCCCTTCGTGGCAAAGTACAGCGTCTTCGCCGCAGCGCCCACGGTATCGTAGGCGGACACGACGGCAGCGAACACTTTCACCGACGAATCTCTGTGATGATGGACGGAAGCTCACGGCAGACCGTGATGTGAGCGGTCCAGCCGTTTGCCAGCACCGTGTCCGACTCGGTGCACAACAGCTCCGGCGCGAACGGTTCACCGCTAACGCAGCTGGCCAGGGCCAGCAAGCCAATCAGCCACCAGGCCTTACGTGTCATGAGATAGCCTCCACGCTTCTGGTGATCTTCGTGCCCACGATGCCTACGGCCTCCTCGACCGCCTCCAACCGTTCGGACACGGAGGCGAAGCCGCTCTGGAGGATCGTGAGCGAGGCGCCCAGTTTCTTGTCCTGCTCACGCGAGGTCGTCACGAGCGTTTCCAGCCGGTTCTCGGTCGTCCTGAACGCGGCCGAATCGAACACGATCGGCGGCGGGATCTGCCCGCCCCCGCCGGGATCTGTCCTGCCGATAAGCTCTCTGGCGAACAAGTCAAACGCGCGGCGAAGATCAAGCACGCCAAGCAGAATGTCGAGCAGCGCGTCGATCTGCGCCTGGGCGTGGGCCGCCGCCTCATGGGCCGCGGCGCGAATCGCCCGGATCTGGGCGTCGGCCTCGCGCCGGGCGGTCTCCATCTGCTCTTCAATCGCCGCAATCTGGGCCTCGTACTGTTGCCTGGCGGCCTCCCGAGCGGCCTGCATCAAGGCGATCTGGGCCTCCGCCTTGGCGATTGCATCGTCACGAGCGGCCTGAGCGACAGCGATCTGCGTCTCCAGCTGCGTGACCTGCGTCTGGAGCGCCGAAAGCATCTGCTCTTCGACGGTCAACTGCCCGGCGAACCGGTCTTCCGCGGCGGCGAGCGCCTCAGTGACGGCAACCCAATCGGCCTGGTATCCCGCGCCGCTCGCGTAAACGCCCCGAGAGGCTTCGAGGTACGTCCGGGCCGCGCCGGGCAATGCCTGGCCGGCCTCAATGCTTCCGCCGTAGGCTTGGGTCGCGAGCTTCTCGAACTCGGCGCGCGCCGCCTCAAGCTGCTGGATGGGTGAGAGCGGCGAGAGGTTGCTGGTCAGTAGGCTTTGGCGGTACTCGGCCAGGTTGGTGACGACGTTGCGCAACTCATCGACCGTCCGCTCCTGCGCACGGAGTTGCTCGTTGGCCGTGCGGAGCTGCTCCTGAGCGAGCTTGATCTGCGCGCTGTACATCTCCTCGGTCACGCGCAACTCGGCCTGGGCAAGCTCGATCTGGTCGGCCAGCGCGGCGTCCTCTTTCTCGAATGCCTTGCGCATGGCGCTGGCCTCGTCTTCGAGCGCGGCGAGCTGCAACTGCAAGTTGTCGTTCACGGCGCCGATCGCCTGTTGCGCGGCGAGCTCAATGCGCTCAAGCTCGTGGACGGCCTCTAGGAGTTCGCGCACCTCGGGTGATTCGTAGGCGGCGGCCCTGCGCTCCTCGACCTGGCGAAGAAGGAGCGCCAGCGTATCGGCCTCAGCGCTCCGGCCCGATGCCCGCAAGCCACGCACCGCCAGGTCCTCCACGAGCGCGCGGGTGGCCTCGGCCATCTGGCGGGCGGCCTCCTCGACCGCGTCGGCCGCGTCCCTGGCCGCTTGGGTCAACTCGCGCCCGATGATGTCGCTGAACTCGGCCAGTTGCTCGGCGGTGATGAACCCGGCAGCCGCCAGCTTCTCCAGCTCGGCGATCTCGCGTGCGGCGGCGGCCTCACGCCGGATCCGCGCCGCCTCCAACTCATCACCGGCAAGCGTGGCGGCCCGCGCGGCGAAGTCGGGGACCACCTGCTCCTGGACCTGCTTGAACGCCTCGGCAAGCATGTCCTGGATCAGTTGGATGAGCGCGGCAGCCTGGGCACCCGAAATCGCGTTCGGGTCCATGCCGAAATAGCGAACCGTGTCCTCCCATGTGCCCCGCGTGGGCTCTGCGGCAGTGTAGTTTGCGCCAGCCTGACCGGCTTGCAGAAACGCCAGAACGTCGCGGAAGTCCTGGATCTGTCGCGCGGAGAGTCCCGCGAGTCGCTCGCCGTACTCTTCGATGGACTTGCCGACACGCTCCAGGGCACGTGTGTTCTCTTCTTGGGCCTTGCGCAGCTCTTCCCGCGCCCGGCTTTCGGCGGCGAACATGCCGATAATGCTGTTGGCAACGCCGGAGAAGCTCATGGCGGCGACGGCAGGCGCCACAGCTGCCCCGCCGGCCTGGAAATACTCGCCCGCACCGAACGAATTATCCGCCGCTGCGGCCGCCTTCTGTGCGGCCTCGGCCATAAGGAAGAACTGCGTGACGACCTGGCCGACGTCTCCGGCGAGCCCGCCGAGTTGCATGCTGATCGCGCGCAGGGATTCGGCTACGATGTCGGTGGTCTCAACAGCCGCATTCTGTGCGTCTTGGATGGCGAATCCGATCCGCGCGGCCGCTTCGGCCATCTCCCGCATACGTTCTGCGGTTTCCGGCATGCCGGCCGCCAACGCTTGGGCAGCCGCAGCCGCGCCGGCCTCAGCGATGGCGAGTTCGCGCACGGCGTCCCTACCAGCCAGGGTAGCGGCCAGCAACTTCTTACGCGCCTCAAGCTCCCTCTCCAAGCTGATTTCCGCCCCGGTCACTTCCGAGACCAACCCCATACTGGTGGTCAGCGGCAACGTGGCCGCCTCCGTCCGGCGGCGCTGCTCTTCGAGGTCGGCCAGGGCCTGGCGTTGGGCATAGATCGCCTCAGTCAGTTCAGTTAGCCGGGCAAGATCCGCGCCCGTATACTCTTCGGCGAGCTTGGCGAGCGCGGCCCGCTTCTCGTATTCGAGGTTGAGCGCATCCAGGGCCTCGGTGGTCTCACCGAACGCACCGACGAGCGCACGCTGGTGCCCCAACTCGATCTCAAGCGAGCGCGCTTCCTTGGCCGCTTCCTTCGCCTTCTCCGCAGCCGCAAGAGCGGCCGCCTGTTCGGCCGCCAGCCGTTCCTTTTCCTTCTCGGCAGCGGCAGCGGCGGCGGCCTCCCTATCCGCCCATATCCTCTGCGTCTTCTCCCACAACGCCTGCTCTTCGGCGGTCAGTTCGTTGGCTTCGACCAGCCTGGCCAGGTACTTGTCGAGAACGGCGTTGATCGCGAGCGCGCCGATAGCCGCAGCACCTATCAGTCCACCAATGGCCACCCACGCGCCTTTCGCCAGGGTACCCGCCGTTGCCATGGCCCTGCCCGTCGCAGTCGTGGCGGTTGTGAGCGTGCCGGCAGATGTCGCGGCGGCCGCCTGAGCAAGCGCCGTCTGGCGAAGCGCGGCGTTGTACATGCTTAGTCGTGTGGTAGCCTCCGATACAACCCGAGCGGAGAACAGGGCCAGCATCACCTTCAGCGTGGTACTAATCGCCTGGGCGTGTTCGCCAGCGAATTTGAGGGCGTTCGCGTAGGCGAATACCGCCGCAGTGAATTGCGGCTGGAATGCCTCGCTCACCTTGACCTTGGCATCTTCCAGATAGCGGACAGTCGAGTTGAGCTGCTTGCCGGCTGTCTCCATCGCGGCTTCGTATGCGCCAGCGATGCGCGTACCCGATTCCATCACCGCATTGGCCCGGATCTGCGCCGATTCCTGTTCCGTGAGGGCTTGGGCGGTCTTGCCCATCTCCTTGGCGCCACGCTCCAGGGCATCGTGGAAGTCAACGAAGATCCCGAGCGTGCGCAGGATGCGCGTCTGGCCCGTGGTGATGCCGGTGATGAGGCGCTCGAACGATTCCGAAGAGTTCGTGTTGGCGATGACCGCGGCGTCCTGGGCGAGACGCGCCAGCCCCGTGGCCCGCTCCAGATCCAACTCGGCCGATACCATGCGCGCCAAGTTGCTCCGGGCCTCGATCATGGAGATGCCCGTCTTTTCAAGCGACGCCTGGAGCCGGTCCATGTCCGCCGCCGTCTTGAAGGCGTTCTTGCCGACGACCTCCATTGCTACGCCCAGCGTCTCGTAGCGCGCCCCGAGCATGAGCGTGTCTTTCGCCCACTGGGCAAGCTTGTAGGCGCCGAACGTCGCTCCAACCGCCTTGACCACAGTCCCGAGCTTCCTCATCCGGTCTTCGGTCTTGGCGCCCTGGTCCGCCATGTTGCGCAGAGCACGCGTGCCGTCGCTTATCCCGTTGGCATCTACCCGGAGCCCGAGGGTTGCAATGTCGGCCATGTTAGTTGCTCCCCTCGGGTGCGTGGCCAGCGGACAGCAGCGCCGCGTCTACGGCGATCAGCGCCTCCACCTCGAGCGGGTCAGGATCATTGCCCGTGAGCCGCGCCCAATCCATCACGGTGCTGAACGCCAGCGGGGCAGCGCCCGCCATGCCCGCACCGCTCCTGCCGTGCAACTCCAGCGCCCACCGCCACAGATACTCCATCTCCTCGGGGAACCCGGGGCCCGATAGCTTGGCGATGGCGTCCGGGTTGCCTTTCCGCGCACTAGCCTCCAGGTGGGCACGCGCCTCTGCGCCGTCACCGGCCTTGCGCCGCATCTCGGCTTCCCACCGCGCGTACTCCACCAGCATGGCTATTCGTCCCCGAAAAAACTGGCGTGCCTGTGAATCCCTGCCTGCACCTGATCGAGAATGTGATCGAAGCCGAGCAGCAGCTTGACGTTCTCGGGCGTGAAGGCGAGCGGCTCGCCGCCCTCTTCCCATCCGCTGAACCCAACTACGGCAGCAGCCGCCAGATCCAGAACGTCCCGCTCCAATTCCTCTGGCGTGGCCTCGCCCCTTCCCAACTTCACCCGCTTCTGCATCCGGCGGTACTGCGTGTGCCTTGCGGCCTTGTACTGCTTGGACTCCGAGCCGACCACCGTGATGGTGGACTGTTCGCCGTCGGCGCCCAGGTACGGGTCCCCGTTCTTCTGATAGATCGGGATGGCCGCGCCATCGTTCTCCTTGGCGACCAGGCTCTTGATCTCTCCAATGTTCATTGGGCGTGCTCCTCATGTTACGGGTTGGCCCGCGCCCTGGTAGCGGCACACCCGATACGGCCCGGAGCAACCGTTCGGCACCACCAGGGACGCGGGACCTCTTGGTTTCCCGGTCCTCCCCATCCCGCCGTAAGCGTGCGCCCGGCGGCCCATCATTACGCCGTCTCGCTGGTCTGGATCGTGCAGATCCCGGCGTCGTAGCCCGTGGCTGTGACCTTTGGCCCGAACATGAGCTGCAATGTCTCGATCTTGGCGCCATCGCCCCCACCGACCGGGGCGGACAAGCCCTGGATCTTCACGCGCGGGAAGAACAGCGAGATGCAGTCCTTCGGCGCCGTCTCCAGCTCCTCCAGCAGAATCCCGATCTCGAACTCCGTCTCTGCGTCGTAGAGCGTGAGGTTGGAGAAGTCGGAGCGCAGGCCCGTGATCGAGCCCGTGACCGTCAGGTCGTTGTCGAAGATGTCGGGCGACACGAACGAGCCGATCACCGGCTGCGCAGCCGCCGCGATCTCGAAATCGAGATCGAAGCCCGTGAACGTGGCGACCGTTGCGCCGTTGTAACGGATTGAGGCATCGTCGGCCACCAGCCCGGTATCCGTCGTCCGCGTGGGCGACGTGAAGTAGGGGCTCGTGCCCGTGGCGAGCACCGTGCGGTCCATGCCCAAGAACGTGTAGGTTGCCGTCGCCATCTGGCCGGGCCGGAGCGACAGCCGCACCCCCGTGAGCCTGCACCCCAGGAACAGTTCCGACAGGTCAGTGTCCTGGTCGTACTGCTCGACGCTGTGCGAGTAGCGGGTCGGCGTCGTGGCCGTCACGACCTTGCGCAGAATCGTCATCGTGCCCGTAGACGCTGCGGCCATCGTGGTGAACGCGCCCGTGGCGACCGAGATGGTCAGGGTAGTCAGCGCGGTCACGCGATTGTTCGTGTCGTTGTTGCCCGAAACGCTGGTGCCCGACAGCCGGAAGATGTCCCCGACGCGCACGCCCTCGGTGATCCACGATCCGTCAGCCGCCACGACCTCATTCGTCCCGACCGCCACGGTCGTGACTGTAGCGAACCCGACCACCACGGCGGTCGCCCACGCAGAGCGCATAATCGCCTCGAACAAGATGTCCGTGGCACCGCCGACCGTGAGCTCGGAGTTGTACGATCCGGTAACCGACCTGCTGCCGAGTCGGCCCTGGGAGCGGAGCCCGTCGTCCCGCTTCTCGTTGGACTGGACGACCGCCCGGTTGAGCGCGAGCCCCGGGCTGTCCGTGATGCGCAGCACCGTCGCGCCTGTAACGGTAGTCGGCGCGGTGCCTGTCGTGCCCTCTCGCTTGAGCGCGACTTCGATGTTGGCACTGGTCTGGTATGCCATGGTGTCGTTACCTCCTCAGATCGAATTGGCGGTGTGGATGCGCAGCGGTACGGTCACCGACACCGTGGCGTACCCTGTCCTGAACTGCCGAATCTGCGAGCGGAACGGGCCCGGACCGGTCCGCACCCTCGCAACGTCTCCGTTGGACAGCACAAGCGCCGTGCGAGGCGCGAACAACTCGATCAAGGCATCGGCGTAGGCGTTCGGAGCGCCGATCCCCACACCCTCGGGCACGTGGACCTGTAGCACGTACAGCGGATCGTGCTCGATCCAGCCGAACTCGCCGAGCGTGATCTGGTGGGTCGGGCCACTCGGAAGCTGCTCCTCGAAGAACGGGCTACCGGCGGCAGGCTCGTAGGGCACATTCTCCACCGCGAACCCGCTCGGCTGACCCACGAGGATTGTCTTGCCACCCGCCGCCGATTCCGTGGTCAGTGTCCGGTTGCCCGACATGGTAAGCGCATCCACCTCCGTGATGGTGCAGACGGTATTGTTGCCCGTACCGCTGAAGCCGGACGGCGTGATCTCCATACCGGGCTTGAAGCCATCGGTTAGAAATGAGCCCGTGGCGCGCGTGTACTTCCCGGTCGCCACCGACATGGAGATCGAGCCCGTCGTGCAGACGGAGAGCGTGGCGAGCTTGGTGCGGAGCGCGAGTTGCAGCGCCTGGTGGTCAATCATGCACCACCCCCCGCGCCACCTCGTTGACTAGATCCTGCCATGCCGCGCGGGTGAGCTTAACCGAATGGAAGCCGCCCACCCCGGAGCGGAGCGTTATGGGTCCGTGCGGCCCGATACCCTCCTCGATGGGCTCTGCATAGTCCACGCCGGTCGTGACCTCACCCACCCACTCGGAAGGGAACGTCTCTTGCCACGATCCAATCAGGTTGCCCGTATCCACTGGCTGACCCGGAGCGCCCGTCGTCGCGGAGCCCTCGGTGACGGATGTGCGCACGCCGTTCACGCAGCCCACAAAGATGTCCTTCTGGCGCCGCTCGACCTTCTCAGCGAACCGGAGCACGTCGTCGCGGAAGCTCATCGCGTCACCACCACGCGCGCCAGCAGATTATTACCATCGGGCGCAATGGGTTGAACAGCACGAACCGTGTATGTATTGCTGTCCCACGAGAGCGTATCGCCTGGCTCGGGCACTTCGTCGTAGGTGGTCGGGGCGAACAGAAGCGTGGGCGCGTCCCACTCGACCAGCTTCAATGCCTCGTAGACCTTGGGGTCGCCAGGAATCCGAATCGCGCTGCCCGCCACCGTCGTACTCGTGATGGTCGAGGTGTCGGTCGTCGGCGTGTACGTCCTCGTGGTGCGCGTGAACGTCACCGGGGCGCCTTTCGCGGCAACCAGCGCGGCGGCGCGAGCGTGGCTGTCCGTGTAGCTCACGCTACCCCCTCACGACGGGCACGACGCAGCCACCCGCCACGGCCCCATCGAGCAGCGGGTCGAGCCATGCCATGACGCGCGGGTAGCGGTCCATGCCCTTGGCCCGGATATGCGCTGCGTACTCCGTCTCAATCACGTCTACCTTCTCACGCACGATTCCAGCGGACGATTCGAGCGCGGCAACGTCCACCGTACCCGCCTTGATGAACTGAAACGCCAGTTCCTCGGTCGCCCACTTCACCCGGTCGGGGATCTCGGTCGTGAGGAAGTAGTCGTAGTTGGGATCATCCGGGTTGGGCGCGAAATCGCGAGGCCATGACAATGCCTGCGTGTCGTCCGCACGCTTGCCCACGTAGGACAGCGCGCTGATCTCGCGCGTCGCCTCGACCAGCGCCCGGTTGCACTCGTCGTCGGTCGCGCTGTCCCACAGGGTCGCGTTCAGCCGACCCTCCATGTACGTATCGGCCTCGGTTAGCGTAGCAAAGCTGTTGCTTGATGCTCCGCCGACTGTCGCGTCGATGACTACGGCCATCTGTCATGGCTCCGGCCTGCGGGTACGGGCAGGGGCCGGTCGGCCCCCACCCGATTCCCGCATCAGACTTAGCCGAGCAGCTTGCAGCCGAACTCCTTGCGCACCACCGCAGCCCCGCCGAGGTAGTCGTAGGAGAACGTGTTCTGCTTGTACTGCCGCGCGATCTCAAGCCTGAGTGCCACGCCCGAGACCGGGTCCACGGGCGCCTGCATGACGTTCCCCAGGCTGGCGATCTGCCCGAGCGGACGCGACGCCCACACGAACGCATCGCGGTGGAACAGCAGGTTCGCCACGTAGGTGCCGGACACGACGGTCAGCGTCGCGCCCGTAGACACCGTGGTCCGCAGCGCCGGGTAGAACCCGATGGCCACGGCCACCGTAGCCGATGCGGTCGCGGCAGTCGTCACCACGTACTGCTGGCCGTAGACCGTATCAGCCACCAGCGAGAAGACGTCGCCGACCTTGATGGTGCCCGATGCCGTCGCGTTGATGATATTGAGCGTCGTGTCACCCACCGAGCCCGACACCGTGGACGCGATGAAGCCCGAAGCCCAGCCGGTTCCCGCCGTGTAGGATGGGACGTTCTGGTCGAGGAACCACTGCACGCCCAGCTTGTAGCCGATCTCACCCCGAATGATGCCCCCGGGGTCCCCGCGCTTCGCAAACTCGAGCACGTTGGACACGTTGAGCAGGTTGGCCTCGGCCGCCGGGTCGAGTACCGCATAGCGCGGCTCGTTCGGCGCGAGCTGCATGTTTAGCGTCTTCCGGGCCGTAGCCGCCACGGCGAGGTTGGTGGCAAACGGCGTGGTGCCGGCCGTCCCGGCCGCGCCCATGAAGGACACGTGCTTGCCGAGGATATAGTCGTCGATGTCGTTCGCCAGCGCCTTGATCGCCTCGCTCGCCTGCATCGGGATAGTCCCGGCGGCGACACTCAGCGCGTCGTTGTCGGAGAGCTGGAAGGTCGCCTCGTACCAGCGGTCCAGCGTCACGGCGACGGACGTGGGCGAGAAGTCCTGGTTCGTCGCCCAAGTCACCGCAGCGGTGACGGCCCGGGCCGTGATGGCCGAGGGGATGGGGATGTTGACGACGTTGCCGCGCTGCGCAGCCATGTTCTCGTAGCTGCGGTTGACGAGGCGCGGCATCACCGCCTGCTCGCGCAGGGCCATGAGGCCCTGAGCCAGAAGGGTCGGGGTGACGTTGGTAATGGTATTGGCCACGGTTCACGCTCCTTTTTCGAGCCCGGACATGAACCGGGCTTCCGTTGGAGCGGCAGGCTTACTGCGCGACCTTGACCGCACCCTTGGCGATGTCCCCCACGTTTGCCAAGAACGCGGCGTCGTCGCCCGCCGCAATAGTTCTTGCGCTACCAGCAGCCCCGCCGCCGGTCCTGGAGGCCCCGCCCCCGCTAGATCCCGTGCCCTCGAACGCGGCCGGGAATCTGACCATCAGCTTCGTTTCAACGAGCTGGTCGAACGTCATGGGCGTCCCTTGTCCGTCCGCTACCAGCGCGTTGCCCTGCTCGTCCACTACGTAGGCGACGAAATCGTCGTCCGTTTCCCGCACCCTCACGTACCGCTCGCCATGAGGCAGGAGCAGGTCCGGGTCGCCCTTCCTCCGCACGATGGCGGCGGTTAGCTCGGCCTGGACCAGCCGCTTCTCAAGGGCCTTCTGGAGCTTCGTGGCACGCGCGCCAGCCTTACCCATCTCGGCCTTGTGCCGATCCTTCAGCTGCACCTCCAGCTTCTGCCAGTCGCCCTCCGCTGCGGCCCTTTGTCGCTCGGTCTCCTCGGCTGCGGTCTTCAGGCGCTTGTACTCCTCGGGGTCGGTCCCCTCGAAAGCCTTGAGCGCCGCCTTCGCCTTCTTGGCCTCCGCCAACGCCTCGTCGCGGTTGGCCTTCAGTCCACCGACGCGCTCCTCGACGAGCGCGTCCACCTCCGCCTGCGTGTACGTCTTGTCGCCCTCGCCGGCCACCGGCTCATCCCCTGCGGGCCCCGCCCGCTGCGTGCTGGATCAAACAGAACGGCCCCCCAGGCGCTTGCGCGCCCGAAGGGCCGTCATGGGCCTCCGTACCTCCGTTGTACCCCAACGTCAAAATATGCTTGTTGCCCGAAAAGTCAACTCTTCAAACATCCGGATTGGGACAAAATTTCAGCCGACGACCCCTGGAATCAGTGAGCGCCGGGAGCCGGGCCAAGAACTCCTCGGGCTTGTCCTTGATTGCGTTGACCAGCGTATCGCCCACGAACTCCAGGCGCGACCCATAGTGCCTCGCCATCTCGGCCAGCCACACGGCGGTGATCGCCATGTCGGGTTTCGTGACCCACATGCGGCCATCGATCTCAGCCTGGAGCACCAGGGCGGTCGCCCCGGACCGGAGCGCGTCGGACCCGTCCACGTGCATGACGACATCCGTGCGGAGCCAGTCCATGTACTCAGGCGAACCTTGCGGGGCATCCGTAATGCGAGTGTGCCGCAAGCATGAGTCGGCACCAAGCACGGTGATTCGGTCGAAGCCCATGGCGAGCCCGACATCGATTGCCCGGGACGCCGTGTTCAGGCCTGAGCCGGAGCGGAGCGTCGGCGGGTACAGCGCCTCGTACAGCCACTCCTCATACGGCATCGTCATCTGGAGGATATTGGAGGACCCACAGGTGCAGACCGTCGCATTGCTATCCAACGTGGCACCGCAGTCCTTGCAGACGCCATAGGATACATCCGGCGCGTTCACGCCTACGTAGTTGTGGAAGAACGTGATGTCGCGCCCCTCCGTCTCCAGCAGTTCCACAAGGTTTGGGTGGACGCTGGAGGCCAACAGATACGGCACGTCCGGCGCGCTCTCCCATTCCTCGACCATATGCGGTGTCTGGTCCACCGTGAAGCCATGCGTGACCCGGTGGCCATGTTCGATCAGCCAGATCAGGGCCGAGTTACAACCCCACACCTCGTCTGCCTCGTCGATGTACGGATGTAGATTGTCGGCCAGGGTGGGCCCGGCCCCGCAGATCACCAGGTGCTTACCCTTGGCCGTACCGACCTGCACGACCTTCTTGCATTTGGTCGCGTTGCCGAAGATGAACGCAGCGAAATGCTCGGCGACCGGGTTCTGGAGCCGGAGCTCCGGTTCGGGCGGGGTGGGCGTTGGCGCCCGCTTCTGCTTCCTCAGCATCCGACGTAGGGCCTTGCTCATCTCGCCTCGCGGGCCATGGAGTAACGCTCGATGCACCGGCAATTGTAGTCGCTCTCGCCGGGGTAGGTGTCGCCGTTTGAGTAGTTCTCGTCGAAGCGCACCGACTCGCCGTTCATTGCCTCATGCTCCGGCCGGACCCGGCTGTCGCCCACCGTGACCCAGGTGCGCTGGAGCCGCGTCCGGTCCACCACACCACGCTCTATGGCGTCCTCCCACGACAGCCGTTGCCCGAGCCGCTGGGCGTTGAGCGCCATGGTGCGCGTGTTCGTCTCGACGTTCCACGCAAGCTGGCGTTTCGCGTAGGCGTTCACCGCCTTGTCGATCACCTCGGCGGACAGCGGTTCCCTGCCCAGCTTCTTGTCCAACAGGTCCAGTAGCGTCTTGGACAAGCCCTTGCCGCCTGCGTGCCCGGCCCGCACCAGTTCCTTGCCGGCTGCGTTGCGTAGCATGTTCTTGGCGAGCGCGCGGGTTAGCGCCCTCCGGTCCCCGGCCTCGAGCATTCGGCGGAAGTTCTCGACCGCGCGTGCCTGGTTGGGTGCCATGCCGATGGTATGCCGGAGCCCTCGGGCGATAGCGCGCGGGTTCTTGCCAGCCACGATTCCCTCGGCTACCCGTTCCCTCACTGTATCCCGGATCTCCGCCTTCATCCGCTCAATGACCCAGCCCGACATCGTATGCACGGCGGTCACGGTCTTGGGGTTGAGCACGTTGAACGCCGGCCCGCGGAACCGGGACGGTAAGTCGCCCGCGTAGAGCTCCGCGGCGTCGGCCGTCACGCGATCCAGGTGAGCGCGCAGCCGGGCGAACGCTGGGTCAAGCGTATCGTCGCCCAACAGTTCCCCGATCAGCGCCTCCACAGTGCCGTCCCCTATCGCGCGGGCAAGCTCGGCCTCCGTGGGCGACTGGCGGATCATGTCGTAGGCCGCGAGCGTGCGCCTCGCCAATTCCGGCGAGACGGCAGCCGCCCTACGACGTACCCGCTCACGTAGCGCCTTCTCGGCCGGGCTCATGCGGCGGCCAGTCCGGACGGCGGGTTACCCGACCGCGCCGCCTCGGCCTGCAACTCAAGCTCCTCGCGCTTGCGTTCCTCGGCCGCCGCGGCCTCCACGGCCATCTGTAGCTCCAATTCCTCCAGGTCCTCGTCGTCCGCGATCCGACCACCCGCCTGTAGCGCCTTGAGTACCAGCCGGGCGGGGAAGCCTGCGTCACGCACCAGCGCCGCGTAGGCCGTCATCACCGAGGCGTCCAGCAGCAACCCCTCGAAGTCACGATTGATCGTGATAGAGCCGCCATCGGGCAGCCCGAGGTAGCGGGCGTGGAAGCCTAGCGCCCGTTCCGCCGCGTCCTGGACCGAGCGGGCTAGAACGGACAGCGCGGAGTCCTGCGTGCTCTTGTCCAGCCGCTTCGCCTCGGCCGTCTCGGCCACACGGGTCTGCGGCATGAGCATCGACAGCCCGAGCGCGCCCATGTCGGCCTTGAGATCGTCCAGCGCGCCCTTGACGGACCCCAGCGCGGCCCCGTCGTGCGAGGCATAGCCGAACTTCGCGTTCGGGTCGGGCGACGTGAGCGCCGTGTTGGCCCCCACCACGAACTTCTCGCCGGCCGCAACCTGTACCCCGGCAGCGTAGAAGATCGGCACGCACGTCTTGTGGATGCTGAAGGCGTAGTCGCTCCACTGCTGATAGTGGGCGATGTTCAGGTAGGCCAGGTCAAGTAGCGGCGGGTCGGAATCCAAGATCCCGCGCTTGCCCGAAGTGGCAATCTCCGCGAACGGAATTTCCTGCTGCGTCGTGTACACGCCCTCCGCAACCGTAACCACCGCGTTACGTTCGGTCACGTAGAGCACCCGCCACATGGGCACCATGTCCGCGTCGAGGTAGAGCACGCGATACGTCGTGACCTCCTTCTCCCCGAACTCGCCGGCCGGGGCGTAGCGGCTCTCTCTGATGACGAGCTGCGTCAGGATCGTGCGCCCGTCCACGATGGCGGTGCGCCACGACACGATGTCGTCCTTGCGTACCGGCACCCAATAGGGACGGAGCTTCAACGCCGTCTCGGCCGCGCGGGTGAACCGCTGGCCCTGGGTGTCCGGGTACTCCACCAGAATCCCGGCGTGGCCGGCGATCAAGGCGTCCTGCATGATCTCGCGCAGGAATACGTCGCCGTGCGTGCCGGCCATGTCCAGGTTCTCCCACTGCTCCCTGATCTGCGGCGGCACGTCGTCGCCCAGCACGGGATCTTTGCGGTAGATGAGCCCGACCAGCCCCTCGACCGTGCGGCGGAAGAAGTTGTGGAACACGCTACGGGCCAGGCGGATGTTGTAGTTCGGCCCGTCCTCGCCGGGCGCCTGCGGCAGATAGGTCGGCCCGCAAGAGCGAACCTTTTCCGCGCCCTCCCATACGTCGCGCACGAGCGTGAGACCCAGGGCCTGACGTTCCCGAGCGTGACTCATCGTGGCGGGATTGTTTTCCTTGAGTGCGACCGTGAGATCGGCAGCCGGCTGTCCACCAACACGCAGCGGACCGTCGCCCGGCTTGTTCCCGGAGTTAGTGGGATCGTAGGTCGGAAGGTTGGCGGCCATGGTTCGGAGCCTCGCTAGATGTACATGGTCTGGGCGGTAACGACGTTCGCTACCACGAGCTTTGCGTCGGCTCCGGCCGCCGCGTCTATCTGGTCATCGTGCTTGCCGTTGGGAAAGTCCGCCGCCTCCAGGCGGAACGGGTCGCGCCACGCGCCCGGGCAGAGGTATACGTTGCCCGCCTCCGCCTTTGAGGCCAAGGGCTCCGCTCGGGCGATCTTCGAGCCGGTCGGGTGCTCTGTGTAGCACGGCATCCCCATGTTCTGGATCGCGCGCACGATCTCGGCAGTGCGCTCCCGCCCCTGGATGCCCGCCTCCGTCTCGATCCACCACACAACACGGCCCGGGTACGTGGCGATGTCGGACGCGCATACCTCGCGTAGTCTCGCGTCCCGACCCGCCACCGAGTACCGGAAACGTTCAACGTCCACGATGGCCGTGCGCCCGTCCACCATTCGGCAAAGCAGCGCACCGGCCGAATAGTCGGGATCATGCCCGTCGCTTCGCACATCCGTGCCCGCCAGATCCCAATAGCGCACCATGCCGCCCACCGCCGGCACGACATCCAGCTTCTTCCACCAATCCCACTTGAACATCCCGCCCGCACGGGGACGGGGCCGACCCTGCACCAGCGAGGCGAACCCGTATTCGCCCAGCTCGATCCGCTTTTCCGTCAGCCATTCCTCGCCCCGCTCCTCAAACCAAAGTGGCTCGTCCACCGCACGGCCCAGCGCGTCGTTAGGCTCTGCCCTGCCCGGTAGGTCCACGACGTACCACGCGCCCGCCTGGCGATCCAGGAGTCTGCCCAGCGGGTCGTCCTGGTGCCAACGCGACGCGGTGAGCAGGACGGCCGTATCCAGCTCGCAACGAGCCAGCAGGTCGTTCGTAATCCAGTCCCATACCCGGTCCCGCCGAGCCGCGCTTTCTGCCTCGTCGCGGGAGCCTATCGGGTCGTCCACCACGATCAGATCGGCGTTGACCGAGGCGACACCGGAGCCCGCGCCGACTGAGCGAACGCCCCCACCTTGCGACGTCTCCCATTCGCCGGATGCGTCGCGGTCAAGCTGCATCCCGCGTCCCCTCACGAGCCGGCGTATCTGACGCGAGAACTTCTGCGCCTGTTCCTCCTTGTAGGACGCCAGAAGAATCCGGGTGCGGGGATCGCGCTCCAAACGATAGGCGCTGTAGTGGATCGTGTTGTGGATGCTCTTGCCATGGCGGATCGGGAGCGAGAACGCGACGCGGCGCAGCTCGCCCGACGTCACCCGGTCAAGCACGTCCTGCATGAGCCGGAAGTGCCGCGCGTCCCACCGATACTCCGGCGCGGCCCGCTCCAACCACGGTGCGAAGCGGTCACGCGCCGCTACCTCAACAGCACGCGCCTCTAGCATGAGCATGGCATGCTGGAGCTCGGGCAGTCTGTAAGCGGGCATGGCGCTCATTCGTCCATCCCGGGCTTCTTGTCGCCAGATGCGAGGGCGAGCAATCGGGCCTGTCGTTCCTCGGGGGGTAGTGCCATCAACTCACGCACCTGCTCGGGCGACAGTGAGGCCACGAGGCCCACGAGCCCGGCGACGGGGATCGGCCCACCACCCGGTCCGCTCGCCTCCAGAGCGAAACGATCCCCGTAGATTTTGGGCAGCGCCTTGGCGAGCAGCCATTTCCGCGTATCTATGCGCACTCGCGAGCGTAGAATGTGCTCCTTGTTCACCACCTCCCGGCCCTTATCGTCCACGCCATAGTCCCGCGCTCCGTCGTCGGCTATGTCGATGATCCCGTCTGCCATGATCGTGTAGCCGATCTCGCGAGCGATTATGTAACGACCAGCGAACTCTTTGTCGTTGCGGACCCGCTTGATGACGGTATTGTGACGCGGCATGTTCTCGCCGCGCACCGCCTTTTGCAGCGTCTCGCCCCGGCTCAACCGCTCGAGAATCAGGTTCCACGACCGCCTCGGGTGCTTGCGCTTCATCTGTGTACGATCACCTCCACGTACTCACCACATCGCTTGCAAACCACTACCGGCCCACGCCCACTCCATTGCGCGCTTGTTGGCCGTGGCCGCGTCTCCACATCCCACTTACCCGGGATCGCCATGATCAATCGACCACACGACGGACAGCGGGCGTAGGTATAGGTCGCCATGCTCGAAACGCTAACCGACGCGGCGAAGATGCCGCCCCGCACCGCCGTCAGCCGGAACACGTCACCGACGCTCAACCGGCCATCCTCCGGAGTTCGCACGCCCGGTCAGCCCTATGTTCTCGCTTCTCGGCGCGTTCCATCTGTTGACGCTTCCACAGGTCATGCTTGCGCTCATAGTTGTCCGGCGTACCGATGTTGGGGCAGTGGGAATACAGCCCATCTGGTTGCTGATGATGCGCGCTCAGGATACGCACCATCGGCGCTCCGCACTCACCGCACGTCACCGGCTCGTCCCGGTCCACGTATTTGCGCAATTCTTCGGCGGTGTGGCCGTCCGGGCAGCGGTATTCGTAGAGGGGCATTAGCCATTCAGCTCCCGGACCGCCGCATGGACCGCATCGGCGTTGCGCGCAGCGGCCAGTATGTCGTTCGTCTGGAATTGGACCAGTCGGGGTTGCAGCGATTCGGCGACGGGACAGCAACCGGGCTCGGCCAGGTGGCGGAACGCGGGCTCCTGGTACGTGAGCCTCCACGCGCCGTAGGGCATCTCGCCGCCGTGGATCACGACGAGATCTGTGAACGGGCGCCAGAGCTCCGCGCTTTCGAGCACCACCGCATAGGTCCAGTAGTCGTGCGTGGCTCCAGGTGGCACGGCCTGGGGCCGGAGCCACGAACACCCCTCAACCGCCTGCGCGTAGAGCCGAGCCGCGCGGCGCCTCGACTCCAGGAGCCAATCGGCCCGCGACAGTTCCACCAGCCCCACGTCGGCGGTCGCGTCACTCATCCGGTAGTTCCACCCGAGTGCATGGTGCCGCTCATACGTCGGGCGCTTGAGCGTGGCGGAATCAATGCGCGGCTGGTCGGGGCGCATCCGGTAGCCGAGCGACGAGAACTCCCGCGCTTTCCGGGCCAGGTCCGCGTCGTTCGTCACCAGCATCCCGCCCTCGCCTGTCGCAAGAATCTTCGACGCCTGGAACGAGTAGGACGTAAACGCGAATCGGCCATCAGCGTGGCGTAGCGTTTGCGCCGCATCGTCAATCGTGAGGGCGCGCCGGAACGTGTCACGGCACGCTATCTGCCAATGGAGCCCGTAGAGCGATACTGGCACCTGATACCCGACGTTGGCCGCCCCTAGTGGGTCCATGAGCCACGTATCCGGGTCCACGTCCACGAAGACGGGCACGCCGCCCGCGTGCAGGATGGCAATGCTCGTGGACGCCATCGTGAGCGGCGGGACGGCTACCCGATCCCCCGGCTTGACCCCGAGCGCAACGAGGGCCGTATGCAGAGTCGCGGTTCCGTTCGAGAGCGCGATGGCGTAGCGTGCCCCGACGTATTCCGCGAACGCGCGCTCGAAGACAGCCACCGCCTCGCCGTTCCTCATGCGGACACCCACCTGCTCTGTAGTAGAACGGGAACTGTCGTCGCCATCACCACGGCGTCGTAGTCCGCCTGCGTGTCGATTGTCCACACGCCAGAAGGCGGGGGGGGGGGTGGCGTGGGAAACAGCGCGAGCGTGATGTGCTCCCGCGCACCGGGGTCCGTGGTCAACAGTTGCGCCTCATCCAGCATGGCGAGCGTGAACGCCTCGCCCCCGAACTCCACGGGTAGCCGCTCGCCTTCCGCGACCTGGCGCATGGCGAGCACGTCCTTGTACGGATCGTCCGCCGTGACCCGGACAATCACGCTGTCAGGGTGCCAGCGGTAGCGGTGCGCGCAGGCGTGGAACCTGCCGAGCACGTCGGACTCGGGGCCATCCCATGCGAAGCGCGTCGCGCCAATGCGGCCTAGCTCGTCGCGCAGTGGGTCGTTCTCAGGCGTGTCTGGATAGGCGACCACGGTATGCTCGGCACCAAACGCCTCAACCGTCGTGGCCCACACGCGGTGGATCATCGACCGGCCCGCAATGGGTAGCAACGCCTTGCCGGGCAGCCGAGTCGAACCCATGCGCACCTGGATTATGGCGAGGGGTGCGATCATACCGGGCACCCCCACCGTTCACTGAGGTGCAGGTGGCGGTGGATCTCGAACCCGCGCCCGTTCTGCCCGACATAGATGCGCTGGCCCTGCGCATCAAGATCCGACGTCCACAGGTAGCAAATCCAGAGGCGGCGGGTCGGGTCCTCGAGCCAGAGCCCGGCCAGGTCGGCGGCGGTGTAGGCGGGGTGCGCCTCCGGCAAGAACGGGTCTACCCAGTCAGGCCACCCCAGCCACGGGCGAGGCTCCCGATCCAGAAACGCCTCGCCCCCGTACCACGTCTGCGCGTAGAAGCGATCGGGGAACCGGGCGATCAGCTCGCGGAGCGTCATGCGCGGCCTTCCCAGGCGAGCAAATAGCCCACCCCGCGCTCCCAGGTCGCCACATGCTCGGCGTACCGCTCGACCTTGGCGCATTCGTCCGTGAGCAGATCGAGGCGCGTGCAATCTCTACCGGCTGGCACCTCACCCCACTTGGCCGAAACGGTAACCGGCATGACACACACGGAGTCGGCCAGCCCCGCGTCATCCAAAACCTTCACGAACGTTAGGTGGGCACGCGCTATGTGGTCGGGCGAGGCGACGACAGACAGCCGCTTCCAGCCCCGCTCTTTTGCCAGCGCCACGACGTGCTCGGCCTGTTCGTGGGTGTTCAGGGCGCCGTCCGTCACGATCTTGCTGGGTGCGACCCCGAGCCCCAGCGCCTTGGCGCGGAGCTTCCGGGCGGTCAGCGAGTAGGGCGGATCGTCCAATCCGCCCGTGATTACGAGCATCTGGTTCGGCCCGACCGCCATCATCCGGCACGCCACATCCACCCGTTCCTCGCCGTCTCCGGCCAGCAGCACGATCGCGTCCGACGTCGCGGCCCAATGTGCCCAGGACGACAGCATGGCGAGATAGCGTTCGCGGGCCATCATCCCCACGCCTCCACGGTCCCGAGCATCGAGACGAGCGCGCCGAGCTGGCTGATCGTGAGGCTGACGTTGCTTTCCAGCTCGCTCGGCTCATCGTCCAGCATGACGTGGCACTCCACGACGGCCGCCCCGTGCGCTGCGGCGAGCGCGGGCACCAGCGGGTCCGTCCCGTGGTAGCTGAACCCGGCGTATCGCCTCGCGCCAAATCGCCCCACGAACGACGCGGGAGCCTGGGGGTAGCCCGGAGGGCACCACAGGGCCACGTCGCACGTCCTGGGGGCGTTAACGTGGCTGCACGACTGGACAACGGGCTTGCCTGTATGGGCAACTGCACGGGCGAGCGAACGCTTGCCGTAGTCCAGGCTGGCGAGTTTGTACGTGGGGCAGTCCAGCGCCTCGAGCAGCGCGAGCGAGCCGGTGCCGAACACGGACGAGAACCACGGGATGCCGTTGTCGGTGCAGTACGTCGCCAGGCGCGGGAACCACTTGAGTGGGGTCTGTGCCTTGGCGTAGAGCGCGCCCATTATCCAGCCCTGCGCGCCCCACGGCTCCGGCGCGGGCCCGTCGCCGCGCAGGTCCACAAGCTCGGCCGGGGTATACGCTTGGAACTTGATGACATCCGCCCCGGCGTCTCGCGCCGCCTGGACCAGTCGGACGCATCGGTCGTAATCGCTGTTGTGGTTATTGCTGATCTCGGCCACCACCTTGCAGCGGCCCTCTCCGATGGGCACTCCGGCGATCGTTGTCATGGCCTACGAATCTCCACCAGAATCTGCCAGGTCCGGCAGCGATCCAACATCTCGGCACTCAGCATGACCGTGCCAGAGCTGTCCATAGTCACAATGCACATCTCGGGCTCGAACGGCGTGCCATGTACGCAACCCGCGAGGGCCAAGATGACAAGTGCGGTAATCCACTTTGCGGTTCTCATCGTAGCATCTCCTGTAAATCCTCCGTGCTGAGGGATCGGGCTGTATCGCTTCGGTAGACAAAGCCGGGCGGAACGAGCGGGGCGGGGCAGCCCGGGCGGTTCGTCGCCCACGTCACTGTGGCTGGCTCGATGATGTAGCAGCTCCCGGCGTCGTGCGCGTTCCTGGCCTCGTCGGGACCGATCAGGCTTTCCTGCATCTTCTCGCCGGCCCGGATGCCCGTGACGCGGAACGTGCAGCCCGGCGCGACCGCCTGCGCCAACGTGCCGACCGGCGCCGCCCCGATCTTTGGGACGAACACCTCGCCACCGCGCATATGGGTGAGGGCAAGCATCACAAGCTCCACGGCGTCGGACATCCGCATCCAGAAGCGGCCCATGGCGGGATCGGTCACGGTGATCTCACTACCGGAAGCCTGCTTGCGCCAGAGCGGCACGACCGAGCCCGTGGACCCGAGCACGTTGCCGTAGCGAGTCGCGCTGAACCGTGTGACCGTGCCGGCCGAGTACACGTTGCTCGCCAGCCACAACCGCTCGGCCACGAACTTCGTGCCACCGTACAGCGTGTTGGGTTCTGAGGCCTTGTCGGTGGACAAAAACACCGCCTTCTCAACCCCGCGCTCCACACAGGCCCGCGCCACCGAGACCGTGCCGTCGATGTTGGTCCGCACCGCCTCGATGGGATCGTTCTCGGCCGTGTCCACCCGCTTGAGCGCCGCCGCATGAATCACCGTGTCCACGCCCCGGCAGGCGTCCAGCACACGGTCACGGTCCCGAACGTCACCAACGAGAAAACGGAGCCTGGCATTGTCGCCAAACTCCGCCCGCATATCCGCCTGCTTGGACTCCGACCGGGACAGCACCCGGATGGATGTTGGGTGCCCGTGGTCTAAGACGTGCCGCACAAACGCACGCCCGAAACTCCCCGTCCCGCCAGTAACCAGGATGTGCCGCAACACGCCTCCATGTGCCGTTCGCGCAAAGATATAACCGCTTAACCTTTCGGGCAACCACGCGCGTTTTGGTCACCGCTCATGCTGCATCCGTGGTGGGGTTCCGTGCTTGAGCGCTTAGGCATGGCCCCAACCTAAAAGCCTTAGCCGCCTTGCGGGCCAGCCACAACCTCCTGGAGCCCAGAGACCTCGCCGATCTCACGGCGATCCGTGGCGCTTTCGGCCTGGACCTCGCGCTCATAAGCATCAAGCCATGCAGTGCGGAGCCTCACAAGATCACGCGATCCACGGACTACCGCAGTTCCCCCAATAGCCTCGGTCGCCAGTTTGGCGGCAACGGTGAGCTGTGCCCAGACGTCCCGGTCGAAGTCACTGGAGAACTCCAACACGGTACGCCACTCGTGGCCTGCTTGCACGGACAGGAAATCAGCCGGTCGTGGGAAAAAGCGAGCGGTCGCCCATACGGCACGGGCCGCTTCGTCGAAATCTTCCGTGCTCATTCGGGCGGAGAGGAACTCGAAGTAGTCGTCGGTTTCGGTGAGGGTGTCGCGGTCAAAGGCGCGGTCGAAGCGCCGACAGATACGCTTCCAATGAGTCAGGAACACGGCCCGGTCAATCACGATGCCCTCCGTAGGAATGCGTCATCGAAGGCAGCCTCGCGGAGCGCGGGATCATTGCCGGCTGCGGCGTGGGCCTTGGTGAACTTGGTTTCAAGATCGAACAGGTCCCATGGCTCGTTGCGTGGTGGGCAATGGGGAAACAGCGTGCCCATACCGACCATGGCTTGCACGATGTCAGCTGGTCTGTGCTGCTTGGCGAGGCGCTTGCCGGCCGCCCCCTGCTTCGCTCTGGCCGATGGTGGGAGTTCGGGGATGTGCTTCTTCCGGCAGTACTCCATGAAGGCGGCAACGACATGTGCGCCCGTCCAAGTACCCGGACCACCGTCGCGCCAGTCGCGTAGAACGACCGCGTTCGCTTCGCCGCCGTCAGGCGGCGGTAGTTCTTCTGTTTCTTCTGTCTTTGTCCCTGTCTCTGTCTTCGTAGGCGTGACGTAACGCACGTCACGCGTGACAGGCGTTACGGGTGGTGTGTGGATAACCGGCGTATCTAGTTGCTGGCGTTGACGATGGCGCCGCTGGCGGTCTCTGGCCGTTTTGTCCGGCTGGTAGGTGCTCCAGCCCGTCAACACCCACTCGCCGTCCTCCACGACGAGAGCTCCGTCGATCTGGGCGGCCTCGAGCATACCTGTCACGCTGTCACGCGTGACACCCCACATTCTGGCGGCAACGACAGCAGAAAGCGCGCGGACCCGACCCGCCGTGCCGTGAGCTTTCACATGACATAGGAGCTCGACCCAGGCCAGTCGGCCTTCCGGGGGGAGTTCGGCCACCCAACTCGAGGACGACCACGTTGTATCCAGCCGAATCCAACGAGACGATGATGGGCGATCGTGGGCCATGTGCTATCTCCCCGCGACCGTGAGCAGAGCGTCCAGAGCATCGGCGGCGCGCGTGCCCGTTGCGCTCCATCGGATAGCCTTCACGTCCTGCCGCGTGATCCCGAGGGTGTCGCAGATGGCTGCGCAGATGTGTTCGCTTCCGTCGTCTGTAGTTTCGTAGATTGCTTTCGACAAAGCGTTAATCCGTCTCAGCTTCTCGGTGGTGGTCATCGGTCCCGCTCCTGGCCCACGGGGGGCGAGGCAACCTTCCACGTCATCGCATCGAAGTCCCACTCCAGGTAGTACCGTGTCGGTTCGCTTGGCGTCGGCAGCCGTACCGTTGTCCACCCCACCGGCTCCTGCGTCGGCGTGGAGGGCTCAAATACCATCGCCTCCAAGCGTTCGATCTGGCGTGAGATGTCAGCGCAACCCTCCACGCTGGCGTCAGCGTATTCCCGGCCGAGCACGAACGCGGCCGCTACCGGGTTCGGCACTAGGCTTGTGGCCAGCATCTCGTCCACGCGCTTGCCCCAATCGTAGTGCGGATCGCTGGATGATGGGGGCTCGGCGCGACGGTTCCAGGCGGCGATGGCTTCGGCTTCGGTCGAATAGGTGTTGTCCATGTTGGCACACCCACTCTCGTCACACGCTACGCACCAGCCGCCGTCGTCGTAAAACTCCACCGTAGCGTCGCTACCGCAGAACGGGCACGGCTTCAGGGTCTCAGCCATCGTTGTCCTCCTTCGTGGGGTGGCGCAGGGCAGTACGAACCATGTCCACCACCTCCACCGCCCTTACCGCGACCTCCCCGTAACGTTCGGCCTCCATCTCGTCATCCATGGTGCCATCGTGGGCACAGGCAGCGTGTGCGATCTCGTGGGCAACTAGGTGCGCGAAGTCTTTTGTCTCAACGTGTTCGGGTTGCGCCCACAGGTGAATCATCCCGCCACGCTCGAAGCCCCACATTCCCTGACGGCCCATTCCAGCCTTCATATCGGCGGTAGTAAATTCAGCCTCTTCGCCATCGGGTGTTTCACCGCCCCACCGCACATCCTCGCCTTCTGCCCACCCCTCAACAAAGGCTGCGTAGATGTCGTCAAGGGTCGGATACCACGTAACTCCCACGTCGGCTGCCCTAGTAGGTTCCCTTGGCCCCCCTGGCTGTTGTATGAGCCGCGCCCACTCGTCACCAAGGTCGTCAATCCACGCTCCGGGTCCTAGCGTGCCCCTGCCGTATGCGATCTCTGCCGCCGTTGGGCGCTCGGTGGGGGCGCTCATGGCACTGGCTCCCACGCCCTTTCTGCCTCTCTCTTTGTGTCGTCCAAAGCCTGCGACCATGCCTGCCGTGCCTCGCGGCGGAATTGCTCCACCGTCCACCCAGCCAACACAGCTTCTTGCACCGCATCCCAGATGTGGTTTTCGACGGCGGTTGGCCTAATCACCCGGAAGTCCCCCGTCAGACCGTATGGCTTGCTCACTTCTCCTCCTCCGGCCCGTGGGCCGCGTCCTCGCGCGTCATTGTGTCGGCAATCAGGATGGCTTGCGTGAGTATCTGACTTGTGCGGTCAGCAACGTAGTGGTCCTCCGGTCGCCCACCCTTTAGGGCAAGCGCGAGCCGGATGATCTCTTCGACCCGCGCCAGCGATTCGTCGTTCTTGCTCACGACTCCTCCTCCACCAGCAGGACACCCGCGATACCCCAATCGGGGATTCCGTACTTGTCGTCGGTTGAACGGTGGAAGTATCGCGCCCCACCAGGTTCGTCACTTCCGGCGATCTTGACCACGTAGCCCTCCACCACCTCGTAGCGGCGAAGCGCGGCAAGGGCGGCGCGAAGATCATCCCTGGTACGCCTGTCTAGACATGGGCCATCAGGATACGGCCCCGCATCCACACTCTCAGCCATGCGTCACCTCTGGGTATTCCCTCACCCTCAGGTCCTCCGGCCACTCGGATGGGTCGCCGCCCTTGGGGTCGTGGAAGCGCACGCGGTAGCTCGCTACGCCGTGACCCGTCCACTCGAAACGGGCACCTAGACCAAACAGGGGCTCATCGTCCAGGCCTGAGCCAAGAACGAAGGCGCCCAATTGCTTGAGGAAGAATGGCACCCCCGCCTCACGGCACTGGTCCCGGAGCGAGCGAAACCACGTTAGGTAGGATGGCCGCGCCCCCGCCCCCGACTCACCGCCAGCGATCACCCAATCCACCGAGACACCCATACCGTCGCGGCATGGCGGGCACGGGTCCTCTGCTATCGGATAGTCCTCGGCCCATGGGCAACACGTGGAGGTCAGCGCGTCGTGACCGTTTCCCACGTTTCGCAGGTCTACCGGTCCCAACAGCGGCTCGCATGACAGGAAGCGCACAGCTGCCGGGCAGCGGAGTAGGTGGGGGATTCGCTCGTCGGCTGCGGCGTGGTCCTCAACGGAGGTGCCGAGCAAGACGTTCGGAAGGGGCCACGCCACGTCGGGCGCGCTCGGGTCGCGTTCGTACATCCTCAACGCAATCGCCTCCCCGCGCCCCGCGCAAAGCGCGCCGCCAACAGAGTGGAGGGTTTCGTCGTTGAGATACTCCGCCATTCTCTCGGGCCGCTTCGTGAGCACCTGGTAAGTGTGCCGGGGCGTCAGCGCCATCACCGCGAACACCTGGTCCACGAAGTCAAACGGCACGTCCGGGTGGAACAGGTCCGAGAGCTTCGAGTGCTCAGCCATGCGTCACCTCACCGGGGCCACGGTCGGCCTCCTCGCCCTTGAGGGCGGCACCGGTGCGGAGCCATGCGTGCTGTGCTTCTGCGGGGCCGGCCTCGCCCTTGGCGAATCTCGCGAACAAGGGACGATCCCATTCCAGCGCCTCCCGCAGCCGATCTCGCTCCGCACGGAGCGCGGTGATCTCATCGGCCATGCGGTGCCCAACGATGTGTAGCTGATATAGGGCGTGCGAATCGCCGTATGTATCTGGCTCGTGAAACTCGCTATCCACCCTTTTCCATTGCTCCACCACATCCCGATCCCGCGTGTCTCGCTCGTTGCTCACGGCTTCCTCCCTTCGGGTTCTGCCTGCGTGGGGGCGCGGTCCTCTCTGGAGTAGCGGGGCGCGCTCATGGGGTCAGCCCCCGATGTGAGTAGAGCTTCCATGAGTGGGCGGAGCATGTCGTCATTCTTCGGGCTCCCGTTTCCGCGGGGCCAGCCGAGGGCGTCGCAACACCGCGAGCACCGCGGCATGCCCATCCGCGAAAACAAACCGGGAATTGCAAAGCGGCCACGGATACCACACGAGGTCACACCCTCGCCCTCGCACATTTCCTCGAATGCCTTTGAGTCGTATTCGATCAGGGGATGTAGGCGGTAACCCCCGCGACCTACCGTGTAGACCCAACTCCATTCGACCAACGGACTCTTGTTCATGGGGTCGGCCCCCACATGGATACCGTATCGGCCCACGGGTCCGCAACCGAGGCCCGGATCTCGCCCACTGTCGTCTCGCCGTAGCCTGGCACATAGACCGTCGCCGTGTCGGGCAGGTCGTCGGGGCTCATGCCGCCGTCCTCTCTTGGGATAGTGCAGCCTTCACGGCTCGGGCGACGGCGCGGCCCATAGGGAGAGGGACGCCGTTCGCGATAACCTTGCGCTTCCCGTCAGCCGTGAAGGGCGCCTCGTCCAAGAAGTCCGCTGGCAGGCCGGTGAGGTGTTTCATCTCCGTCAGCGTATAACGCGCCATCCTCACACTCTTGCCGCCGTCGCTCGACGTGACGGCCGGCACCGGTTCGGGGTTGTGGAGCGCGAGCATGTCGGGCTGGAAGTCGAGCGAGGCCGAGAGATTCGACATGCCGCGCAGACCATAGGAGAAGCGACGTATCCGGCGCGTTTCGCCGCCGACCCATACATCCCGGATCAGCCGGTCACCGATTCCATAGCCTTCGATGGCCGGCAAAGGAGCTTGCGGGACATTCTCCATGATGAACCAAGTGGGCGCAGCTTCGGTAACGACGCGCTGAAACTCAGGGATCAAGTTCCCGTGGCGCGGCTCGTAGCCTTGGGCCTTCTGCAATGTGCGGAGCATGGAAAACGCCTGACACGGCGGCCCACCGATCACCCCACCGAACACGCCAGCCGGCGGATGGAAGCGCCGGATGTCGCCACCCCACAGAAGGTCGGGGCCGCGCACGACACAGAAGCCCTCGGCTTCAAACGCCATATCCAAGAGCCCGATGCCCGGGAACAGGGACAGCACGAGATTGTTCATGCCGCTGTCCTCTTAGGCCGGGCCAGGTCCTCGGGCGGGACGAACAGGAGCCGGGCGTCCGGGCCGGGCTGGCGGATCTTGCGGCGCGGCCCGATGCCGAGCGTGTGGAAGCCGTGGCTGCGCCAGTCGGTGCGCTGGCGGCGGCGCAGTGAGGCGCGGAGCTCGCGGGCGAGTTGGGCGGCCGTGAGCGCGTGAGGGTTCGGCGTCTCTGGCGGCCAAACATGCGACGGGCCTTCGTCGGCCGGCTCGGGATCCGGCTCCGGCCCGAATCCGCACATCTCGCGCACCTCCGCGATCTTGAGCCCCCATGCGTAGATGGCACCCCGTAGGCTGGCCGGTACCTCGCTGATAAGCGGCCGGCGTCCGAGCCGTCGTGCCTCGGCCTGATAGGCCGCCACGATCTTGTCCAGCGTCCAGCGGATCGGCGCGCTCATGCTGCCTCCTCAATGATGCCCTCGATTTCGAGTTCCAAGCGTTCCTCGCGCTTCGTCTTGACCCTGAGCTGCACGGGCTTCTCGAGGATGAGATGCGCGGGATCGTCCTCCGTGAAGTAACCGCACAGGTCCGCTACGCTCTGTCTCCACCACAGGTCGCCCGTCTGCCGTTGCTTGAGGCAGTCCCCGACAAACTTTAGCGAGGCCGTCAGGTTGTCCTCGTCGCGGGTGAGGCGAGCCATGTAGAACGTGGCGCGGACCCTGACGCGCTCCGGCGGGTCCCGTGTCGGCTTCACCTGCACGACGGCCTGCGCCCACGCTTGCTTGCGGTAGGCGTTCTTCTGGCGGTGTAGCTCCATCGGATGATGCTTCCACCTGTTCGGGCTCGGTGGGATCGGGAGCACTAACCGCACGCGCTCGCTCGGGCCTTCCCGGTGGGCGGTCATGCGGTCCCCAGGTCTAGCACTTCCTGGCTGCAGCGGCGGGCGGCGACCTCGCACCACTTCTCGTCAAGTTCGATTCCGATGGCCTTGCGGCCCGTTTCCTTGGCGGCCACCAGCGTTGTGCCCGAGCCCATGAAGGGGTCTAGCACGGTGCCCCCAGTGGGGGTTGCGGTGAGTCGGCAGAGCCACGCCATGAGGTCGGACGGCTTCACCGTGGGATGCGAATTGCCCTCGCCCCGGTCGGAGCGGCTCGCCTTCGCGGTGTAGAAGAAGCGGGAGGCGCCGCCGGAGTCGCCAAAGCGGTGCATCCATCCCGTGTTGCCGGGCGGTGCCAGCGGAACGCTTCCGCGATAGTTAACGGGCCGTGGGTCCGCGCTTCCCGTTCTGGCATGCCCGGCGCCGTGCATTTCCTGTTCGCTTTGCTCGTCCAGCAACCGGGCCGCCTCCTCGTCTAGCACGAGGTTCGCGGGCCAGCGACCGGATGCACGAACCATTGGCGGCGTCTTGAAGTGCGCGAAACACCCACCGTCCGTCTTGGCAAACCGCATGGGATTACCGCCGATTAGTCCTGCGATCCTGCACCCGTCCACGTTCAGCCCCGCGACCCCATGCGCCAGCGCGTTCTCTGCGAACGTGCCAGCCAGCGGCTTCATGGCGAGGATGATGGGCTCCCATGCAGGTTTCAGCGCCGTGCCCCAGCCGTGCCAGAGGCGGGCGGCGTCGGTCGCGGGGGCGGTTATTTGTATGCGCTTTGCCTCGGTACCCCCGACGGTGTAGTGTCCTTCCGTCCTGTTTCCGATGCCGGGTGCGTGGAGTGTCATGCCCACCACCTCCCGCTCGGCGCCCGCCGCCCTATCTATTGCCTTGTCCAACGCGAGCGACTTCGGAAACCCAGAGCCATAGAGCCACATAAGGCAGTCGCGGATCTCAAGGCCCGCGTCCTCCATCGCCACCATGAGCCGGTGGTGCGTGCGCGTCCCACCGAAGGCGAGGCACATGGCACCGGGCAGGAGCGCGTCCGCGATCAGCCGCCAGAAGTGTTCGCCCGGTACGCCATGGTCCCAATCCTTGCCCATGAAGCTCAGGCCGTAGGGCGGATCGGTGATGCATGTCTCCACGGGTGCGAGCGTGGGCAGCACTTCCCGACAGTCGGCGTGGAAAATCTGGACGTGCGAGTCGGAGTAGTAGGGCTGCACGCTATGCCCCCTCTTTATCCGGCACCCACGACACCTGCGCCGGGTCCGATGAGTCGCGTACCACGCCGTCAGCTATCATGCCGCATCGTCCGCGAAGGCGTCGGCCTGGTTTGGGTCGACCGGCTCGGGTTCGCTGGCCCCATCGTCGTCGGACGGTTCGGGGGCGTCTGCACCTTCGTCGAACTCGCGCATCGGCATGACGAGTCCGGTCCGGGGCCGCTCGCCGCGCTGGCGGAATGTCAGGGCCGTCGCAATGCAGCCATCGTCATCCTTCTCGGGCGGAATCATGAGCGATAGCGACCCGGCATGTTTCCCCGTGCCGCCCGCAAAGGCGAGCATCGCCTTGAGGACGGGCGCGCCGAGCCGGAGGCGTCGGTAGTCCTCATCCACGTCGGGCAGAACCGAGTCGGTGTTCGGATACTTCACGCCCTCCGTCTCGATCGCCGCGTCGGGCAGCTCGATTGGGTAGCCGTCCTTCTGGCCCTCGGCCGCGACGACCCAGACCTCCCCGGTCCGCATGTCCACTTCGAGCGCCGTCCCGCTCTTGACGTGCTCCAGGGCGGAGCGGTGCAGCAGGAAACGGTTGCCCTTGCAGTCAGCCGGGAGCGCGAACTCCTCGCCGCCAGGCCCCACCATCGGGACCCGCACGAGAACGCGACCGTTCGTTGCCTCCGCGATGCCGTCACGCAGAAGCACGTTGTTGAGGATCGGGCGGATCTCCTTGGTTGACACGGCGGCCTTCAGGGCCTTGCAGTCCTCCGCACCGATTCGTGCGAGAGGTAGGGCGTCAATCTGCGTCATGGTTCAGTCTCCATCTTTGGGTTGGATACCAGTTGCTCCGATGGTGCCCACCACGCGGGCGACGTGGCCGTTGCCGCACGGCACATAGCCGAGCCGCAAGAGATCCGCGATCACCCGCTCCCATGGCACGGCTTCTAGGCGATTGACGTTGCCGCTCCCGTCACGACGCTGGACTGCCCACCACCAGCCGGTAGCGCCCAGGTCTGCGGCCATGCGCGTCTGAGTCTTGGCGTCCATCATGGGGTTTCCACCGTCGCGAGCTCGGACGTTTCGCCGTAGGCCGCTGCCAATCGCATACAACGCGCGCAGATGATCGGCGTGGGCGAGCCGTTCGACCGCACGACCTCGACCCGCACCGTCAATTTGCCGCGCGTGCTGTACAGTCCTTCCTTGGCCGCGTTCGTCGTGACGTTGCAGCCGCAGACGTCGCACTTCGCTATCATCGGCATACGTTACTCTCCGTGTGCGATCTACCGGACCAGGGCAAACGGGTTGGAGCTTCTCCCGACCGACTGTTCGGTGGAGCGTGCGATCCCAGAGCCCGCATGATCCCTGGCCCGGCGGAATTGATAGACGAACGGTGCCGGGGGATTGGACCCCTAACCCTGAGGGTTCGGGCTACGCGGTGTTGCGGCCCCACGCCGGCCGTGTTTCTAGTCAAAACCCTCTGTTCATAACTAAGGCGCGTCTCCCTCGTTATCGCGCCGACCGCACTACTCTTCGCGGTGGAGCGATCGCGGCCCGCGCTGGCGGCACCGTATGGCAGGGCCCGGACTTGAACCGGGACCTCCAGGTTATGGGCCTGGCGAGGTACCAATTCCTCCACCCTGCTCTTCTCGACCTTCCGTGCCCGACGATGGTGCCACGCGGACGCCGTGGCGGTGTCTCTCCCCTCGCCGGTGGGGTAAGGCCCATCACACCCGAAGGTGGACCCGTTCGCGGTCGGGCATCGCTTTCTCAACCGCACGGAAGGCGTAGTCATGCGGCTTGATTCCCTGTGCCGACGTAGCGCCAACGAGTAAGGAGATTGCCGTGTGAGCCCGGCTGTGAACTCACATGGGTCCGGTCGATGGCCGCCCATTCAGCCGTGCGGAATACCGAGCCCATCAGGTTCGGGGATGCGCCAGCTGGCAGGGCCAGGTATGGATTCGTGCGGGCAAGCCGCTCCGCATCGTCAGCGCAGACGTAGGACCGGGGATCGGTTGTGCCCCATCGGGCCACGCGCGCCTCGTAGATGCTCACTAGCGCGGCCCGGATCCTCGTGAGCCATGCCCGGTTCGCATCCGCCATCCGGTCCAGCACGGAAGCGCCAGCACGTTGCTCGGCTTCCGCGCCTGAGCGCGGGGCGAACAGCGGGAGCAGCGAGGTCGGCGCGGTCAGGCTCACGACTTCCTCCGTTCCTTGCCGGAGCGGCGGTCGAAACCACGCCGACGAAGGCGCCGGGCGTCATTTCCGCCACGACCGCTATAGCCGTGCGCCCCCCACTGTCGTCGCCCAAGCTGATGATGGTTCTCGTCTTTCGCCCGCCTCTTGACTTGTCTGCGCTGTTCGGTGCGGCGGTCACCGATCTCGGCACCGCACTTCGGGCATACGATGTAACCGCCGGCCTCATAGCGTAGCGCGTGCTCGCACGGCTTCGGCTCCTCCACGGGACGGAGGTCGGAGAGACGCACGAAGCCCTCTCCGAACTGCCAGATGGCCGGCGCCATCCAGTGGCCCGCACGAATCTTCGGAGTACCCACGATCCGCACGCACGTATCGAGCACGCAAAGGTGCCACTCCCGCTGCGCCGCTTCCGGCTTGTCGAACGGAGGGGGCGCATCGGTCGGCCATTCCCAGGCAGCGAAGGGGGTGCCGGTGAAACTCTCGGCGAGTGCCTCGCTTGTCATAAAGCCTTCGTTGTACTTCCGTACTGCCCTCACTCTCGTCATGGTGCGTACCTCGCTTTCGGTGCAGATGTGAGACCACGGCGTTCCGCCTCGGTGAGTGCCGGCCCGCTCCAGCCCCTGTCGAACCGGGCGCGTGAGTAACACCAGCCGCCGGTGGCGACCAGATCCAGCTTCTGCCCGATGTCGCAGGTGTAGGCGTGGGTGAGCTTCGCCCGCGCGTAGGCTTCCTGTGCGCGCTGCGGCCAGTTCTGGTCTACCGGGATTCGGCAGAGCGCGAGCGGCCGGTGGCAGTACTTGCAGAGCTCAGCCATGGCGCGTCTCGTGGATCACGGCGACCTCTGCGGCCTCGAGCGCGTCCAGTATGGTGGCGCGCGCACGATGGAGCGTGGCGAAAAAGTCCCGCTCGGCCAGGAGCACGTCACGGTGCTCATCCTGCGCGGACCCATGAAGTGCCCTGCGGAAATACCGATCCCACGCGCGGCGGTAGCGGTCGTGCGCCGTGCGTACACGTTCACAGATCTCACGCACGGCCACGGCTCGAAGCTCGGCCGGGTCCTGGTCTGGGAACGGGAGCGCGGTCATAGTTCTCTCCACGACTCCGACGCTTCACGCATCTCGCGGGCCACGTCGCGCGCCTCATCGGCCGCGTCGTCAGTGCGGTAGTCGCCCACCGAGGCGAGCGTCGGCGCGGGCTTGGATTGCGGCCGGCTCTTCGGCTTGTCGGCTTCGATCTTGCGGAGCGACCAGGCGAGGAGCCGTGAGGCCAACCACGTCGGCCAGATGAGCAGTTTCGTCACGAATGGCATCGCCTTCTGCTCCTTCGGCCGAAGCGCGGATACGGCCTGCACGAGCCGGCGCGCTGCGTGCTGCACCCTCACGAGGGCGCGGCGGGTTGTCGCGGTCATGCTGCTGCCTCCCGTTCCCACTGTGATTCCCACTGTGAATGGAAATCGTGTGCCTCAAGGGTCAGGTCCACGTCGTAGCGGGCCTCGAACGTGCAGACACCTATGGCGTGCTGCTCCATGTGATGAGCGTGGCAGAGCGGAACGAGGTCGGCCGATGTGCCACCCGCACCACGTGACTTGACGTGGGCTGCGTCGCACGGGCGGGCCCCGCAAACGAGACACGGTAGCGACCGAATCCAATCCGCCTTCTCCCCGTAGTTGCGCTCATACAGTTTCGCCTTGCGCTCCGGGTTGACGGCATGCAGGAAGCTGCGCCGCTGTAGCTCGGCCATCCGATGGAGCGGCGTGTGCCGGGCTGGTGGGCCGCTACGCTTCACGGGACGACCCCAAGCCCTTCCGGCAGTGGGCTGTATCTCTCGGGATGGGCGAGTGCGTTCTTCACCGCAGTCCAGGCCATTCGGGCCTGGAGCCAATCCCCCTCTTTCGCCCATTTGAGCACACGGGCCTCGTGGGTATCGTACAGAACCCCGATGCGCCGGGCCTCGGCCAGATCGAGACGCAGCGCGTCGATGTCGTCTAGCGTCATGGCGTTGGGGTCTGGCTCAACGGCGGCCGTTGTGTCCTTCGGGTCCTTCGGTCGGATCTCCCTGAATGCGCTTGGGCCGATCTCCGTGAGCTTGGCCTTCGCCTTGTCGAGCGTGTCCAGGAAGCGGGCAACGCATTTCGCCAGCGCCTTGATGTAGTTCTCGTCGCGCCAGACCCGGATGACTGCCTTCGGCATGCCGGGGTTGTACGCGATCACATCCCACCACTCGCGCTCGCAAAGCCAGATGTTGCCCTGGACCTGCGTCATCTTTGCTGGGAAGCCGCCCACCACCATCTCGATGTGACGATTGGCCGATAGGCACTTGATCTCGATTCCGCCGTTCGGCTCCACGAGTCCGTCCGGCGAGCAACCGACCCGGCCATCGTCGCGGAACACGAACCCGACCTGACGGACGCTTACATCGCGCGTCAGCTCGTACCACGATCTCGCCTCGCCCTCAAGCTCCTGGCCGCGTTCCATGTAAGCCGTGGTCCATGAATCATCCAACGAGGCGTTGAGTGTGAGTTCGGCGAGCAGCTCGCAGACGTAGCCTTCGGCGGCCTTAGAGTAGTCGAGCCGCTCGGGCGTCATGATCCGATGAAACTGACTGGCGGTTGGAATCCCGATGCGCGCCACGATCCATTGGGGCGAACCCTGCTCCATCGTCAGGATCTTCACCGACGGCTCCTACGCTCCTCAAGGATCTGCATGGCCTCTCCGTAGCGATCCGCCGGAAGGTCGGCCAAGGATTCGATGTCGAAGTGCTGTAGCATCTTCGCCCTGTCCGTCTTCAACTCATCCATGAGCGCCTGAAGATCGGCGAGCTGCTGGTCGCTGATGGGCTTGGCTTCATCGGGACCGGCGCCATCGTCGTCATCCTCCGTGACGAGCCCAAGCACGTCCATGAGGGAGTAGCGGCGACCGTAGGAGCGGGCGGACCCGATCTGCTGGATGGGATTCTTTCCGCCCGATGCGTCGATTGGGCCGGTGAACGTGGCGGTACGCCTGGCCCCCGCGACGTGGTGAAGCGTGCAGACCGTCCTCACGGTCCCGTCATTCACCTCGCCGTCGTGTGTATAGGACAGGCCGTGCGCCGTTAGGTGCGGATGGATCACCCGCACGATCTCTTCGAGCGGGGCGAAGTGATATTCGTACTGCTTCCTCCCGTCCTTCTTCACTTCTGCCGTGCGGATCCGGGGAACCGGCGGACAGTCGCGTTGGAAGGCGGCGAGGGCTTCGGCCATCGCGATCTCGGCGGCGCGATCCTCCATCCGTTGCTTGAGCGCGACCAGCCGCTCCAACGCCTCCACACCTTCTGGGCCGCGCTGGATCGCCATGACCATCATGTCTTCGACGGTTGGTCCGACCGTCGCGACGCTTGTTCCGGTTTCCTGCTCCATGTTGCTCTTCTCCGCGTCGCTCATTTGAGCGTCCTCCAGATGGTCCAGCCCTTGCCGGGCCGGTAGTGACCGACGGCGAATACCACGATCCTATGTGTCATGCGGCTTCCGATGGCTTCACTAGCGCGGAGATGTCTTTCTCGCCCACAACCGTGCAGCGGTGCAGGCGGAACTTGCCGTCCGTGGCGGTGGGAATCGCTGCGATATCCGCCGCCTCGAATTCCATGAGCAGCACACGATAGCCTGGCTGCCATTCCCGGAGGCACCAGTCCAGCGTCGCGACGTTGATTCCGGCGGCGCATTGCTGCATCACATCGGTATCCGCGTTATCCACGGAGTATGACTTACCGATCTGATATGTGATGCCGCCGTTGAACGGCCCGGTACCCTCGCGCGTCACGAGCTTGTACGCGCGTATCTTGCCGGGCTGCTCCAGCAGCATACGAAGTGGTGTGCAGCGGTCTGCTTCGATTCCTTCGGCCCGCGAGAGATCGGCCCCCGAGAGATTGGCCCGCGAGAGATTGGCCCGCGAGAGATTGGCCCGCGAGAGATCGGCCCGCGAGAGATCGGCCCGCGAGAGATCGGCCCCCGAGAGATCGGCCCGCGAGAGATCGGCCCACGAGAGATTGGCCCCCGAGAGATTGGCCCGCGAGAGATTGGCCCACGAGAGATCA